GCATTTTGCGCTTCGTAAGAAGTTTTAGCAACTGCTTCTGTAGCTAATGCAATAGCTTCAGCGTCACCTAATTCTTGAGCTTCTTTAAGTGCCTTACGCGCTCGTTCTTTATCTAACTCAATACGCTGAGAATATTCATTAACTAAAGTAGAATCCGAAGACTGAAGTTTTGTTTGAAGTAGGTTGTTTTGCTCAGAAATTTTCTTAGCAAATTCAACCGCTTCTTCTCTCTGACGTTCAGCTTCACGCATACGATAAGTCAACTTATCAATGCGTTTTTTAACGCCGTCGCTATATTCCTCTAGTTCTTCAGAATTAGAAGTATTTTCTTTTTGAGCAGACATATCAAAGTCTGGTGCTGGCTCTTGCGAAACATCAGCTTCTCTAGGATCTACATCCTCATCAGGAAGTATTAGTTCAATTTCTTGGGACTCAGCCATTACATATCACCTTATTGCAGAATATCTTCTGGATTATTTACAACAGCTAAAATTTCATCATCGTTTAAAAGGCGCATATCGCCTCCGTCGATATTAAATCTAGCTCCTGCATAGCGACCAAAAATTACCCAATCGCCTTCATCACACCAAGCGCCTTCAGGGAATTTATTTTCGTCGGAATAAGCGTCTGGGCCTTTTCTTACAACAAGCCCTACTACAGTAGCTATCCGCTCTTTATCAAGAGTTTGTTTAGCTAACATAATGCCGCCTTTCGTTTTCTCCGGTGGAGTAAACGGCAGAATTAACAAACGATACCCTGTAGGGTTCGGTAGTTTATCTGCATGAGATTCATAATTTTCGGAGGTAATCCCCTCTTTAACAGGTTCCGAAGGCGTATCAGAACCAAAATTAAGAACTCGTTCTGGGGTAGCTGTTACACTACTTAGATCAATTTCTTCAGTCGTCTTCGACATCTTCCATCCTTCCATGCAGGGCAGTTATTTCTTGTTCAGCGAAATTAAGCCCTGAAATTTCTCCAACAATACGTTGGTACTGAACAAAGTCTTGTGCGCCACCAGTGGCGAGTGTCTGCGTAAGATCCGCTTGTCTTTCCCGCAGTTTGCGGAGTAAAAACTCCGAATATTTTATAAAGTCCATTAGTTAATGTAGCTAGTAAAGTCCAATCCTTTAGTTGCTGCACCAGTGCCTTTTGTTTTTACTTTCTTTCCTGGAAGATCTACAGTTTTCTGTTCCAGCTGCGTAGCTTTCGCAAAACCTTCGTTAGTAGCTTCAGGAATAGACGGCATAACCCCTGTCTTTTGAGTTTTAGGAGACGGATAAGGCATCTCCGTGTTTCTAAGATTTCTCATTTTTTACCTTTACTACGAGAACGAGTTGCCCCGCCGCGCTTTATTTTAGTAGGCATTTTCTTTGCAGTTTTTCCGCCCCTTTGCATTTTCATGGGCATCTTTTTGTTCGTTTTGCGTCCTGGCATTTTAATCTCCTTCGGAATACAAATTATTAAACGTAATATTCGGATCCATGTAGCTATCGTCAATCTCCGCGCTATGCACGTGCTGACTGGGATAAAAGTCCGGTGCTCCTGAACCTGTTTCCCATAATGCAGGATTAGTCGCTCTTACACGATTGTTAGGCAACGCTACAATATTGCCTGTCCATTTCCCAGCATCCGTAAGCTGAATAACATGGCTTTGCTTATGTTGAGCAGGGTCATCAGCTATATCGTTTCCTGTATAATCTACAGTAAACAAATACTTCCCTGTATGGAACTCGTTATCTATCTTACATAGCCACGGGCTAGAAGATACACGATCCATAACAATTACCTCATGGTCTCGGGAACTACAATCCCAAGGCTGCGCTAAATGAGTTGCCATTGATTCAGGCATTTCATCAATCATCGCGTCAGCAACTAAAGCGGTAATAGGCATCCTAGCCCACATCGCTCCTCCATGAAGATTTTCAGAATCTTCCTCTTCATTCAATTCGTATCCTGTAAATACGACTTGAAAAGATAAACATCTATCTGGAATAGTATTTACCGCAATCGCTATTGCATGTAAATACTCTCCATGATACTGTAAATGATTATGCGTATACTCTTTTCTAACCCAACAATTAAAATGCGGGATATTACTTATTAAATGAGACAATTAATCCTTTTCCTGTGACTCTCGAACAATCTTTGCAATCTCAGTTAAATTCGAATCTACTTCTCTATCGTCACGCATTTCTGCTTGTTGTAGATCAGAAGCTACACGGATATCTGTTTGTTGTTCTTGAGATTCAATACGTTCTCTTTCCAACTGCGCTTTACGCTCAGATTCTCTATCCCGTTGCTTGAGTTTTTCGAATTCTAATTCCATCTGTTCTTCGAACATTTGGCGCTGAGGGTCTTGCTGTTGCGCTGCCATCGCTTGAGCAAGAGCTTGTTCTTGGCCAGTAATCTGCTGAGTCGCCTGAGCAGCTGCCATAGCAATTTGGCTTTCTACTTCCGGAGGTAACTGTGGCATTTGACCATCTGGCCCTGGCTGTGGTAGCTGGATACCCTGTTGAGCCAACATTTCTTCCACTTGAATACGATATTTCAACGCTTGGTGCTGTTGAATATGCGCTTGAAGTGCGCCCATCGCTTGTGGATTTTGTTGTGTTTGAGGATTTTGCATAAACGCCATATGTGTTTGGATATGGGCGTCATGATTTTGTTGGATAAAGGCTTGTAATGGAGCTACCATCAATGCGTCCATATTTTCTTGGACGGGATCTTTAGGTGCAGGAGCCATATCAGGCATTAAGATATCATCGATATCTTTAATGTTTAATGCGATATACATCTTGCGGAACGCTTCTTTCATATTATGGATCTGAGGAGCACTTTGAGCCATTTGAAGCTGTGTCTGCGCCAAAATAATACGTTGTGTCGTACTAAAGATATTTGGATCACATACAGGGATAACGTCTACGCTATTGTTAAAATCTTCAGCAAATACTGTTTGCTGTGCGCCCTGTACTTGGTACGGATACTCAGGAGGTAGATACTCGCCAAATAATCTCTTTAAAATTTTAAATTCGTTACGCTGCGCGTAATGCAACCGCTTATGGATTGCAGAGATAACTTTTTGACCTTTTTCTAATAGAGCAACGGTAGTACCTACTGGAGCATTAGAGTTAGCGTCTCCAGTTTGATTATCCATTACAGATGCAAACCGCTGTCCAGACTCTACAAGTAACCCTAATAACTGCGCTAAAGTTGCGCTAGGTTCTTTATAAGGAAGCGGCATAAAAGAATCGCGGATAGTTCCTCCAGGAGTATCTACGTCACGCCATTCTCCAGGTTGTACCGGATCATCAGACCGCTGGATATTTAAACCACGAGCTTTAAAACCAGCAGGTAAATTTGCTAACGTACCCGCGTCAATTAGCTGACGTAAAATAGCGGTAGCTGATTTAGTAACCCCGCCAATCATATGGATTAAACCGAAACCGTAAAAACCTAATCCTGGAAGAAATTTGTAATGCGTAAAGTATTCAATTTTTTTACGCATCGGATCAGTTTCTTCGTAGTTCCTACGAACGGATAAAACGGTGTTGTTATCTTTACAAATCGTTACGATATACGGAATAGCTAACCCAGTAGGTTCGCCGTCGTTATCCTTATGTTCAAAACCTTCAATATCTAACTCAACGTGAAACTCAAGTAACGTATAATCGTGCTGGTTTCCAGTACGAGTTACGCCGTCTAATTCATCAATTTTTTGCTGTACTGAATCACTATTATCAGCATAAGACGGAGGATTCATCTCCTCGTCTATATAAAAACCACTGAGTTGTAATTTACGAAGATCATTTTCCGTCATCGTTAAACGATGCGTAATACGAGGTGATGTATGTAAATCCGTCGCAGTATACGGAACAACTAAATCTTCTGCTTTAATAAACCTAGAAACAACACGGCCCATCGTAGGGTCGTAATAACATTTTTTAAACGCAGAACCTGCTAACGGCAAAAAGAACAACATCTGATCCATTTCAGGATCGTACTCGTCCATTTTATACATTAGCTGGTAATTCATAAAATCCTTAACGCGATTAGCTTGCATCGCTTTAGGATCGTTAGACGCGCCCATAATTTTCGTATCTACAGGGCCGTTAGCGGGTAGTAATTCTTTATACGCTTGAGCTTGGAAATGGGTGGCGGCTTCAGCAAGTAGCGGGTGATATACCCCGCTCGCGCCTTCAAACGGTTCGCTACGGGGGTCGTTTTCAATACCTAGTAGTTCTAAACCGTTTTTAAATGTTTCGTACCAATCTTGACGGGAGTCAACATCGTTTTCATACGAACTAAGTAGTTCGCTAGAAATTTCAGACAGGGTAGCTGGGTCTAAATACTCGGCTAGGTTTTCCTCAAACGGAATATCCACTTCCATTTCCAACATAGAAGGGTCAACGACGTTATTTTCCTCGTCAAACAGTATTTCTAACTGTTCTTCGCCTTCAAACTCTTCTGGGAATTGCACTTCAGCCATGGAACGCTACCCTACTCTAGTTTTTTACAACGGTAAATTAGTAATATGCCCGTATTTTCGGATAATACTCTTCTTCGTCGTCATAATCGCCATCTAATCGCAAAAATCCGCCCTGTCTAAAGCGACTTAGGGCTAATGTTGTTGCATCTACGCAATCGTCGTTTTCTCCGTTCGGAAAATCAACAACCTCGTCTACTAATTCTTGCGCCCAGTTCGTATCAGGCACCCAAACACGACCTTCTTGGAAAATTCCACTAACCGCGTTTAGTCTTGCGATCTTATCCTGACCTTTACTCGGTGAAAAGGTATTTATAGGAATACCTTGACGCCGTAATTCTTGCGTTAACGGGATACCGGAGGCTTTCGTTTCGATAATTACGCTATCAGGCTCCCAATGTTCGTATAACCGCATCGCTTCGCGTTTAAGTTCAGGGAAGTCTAACCGCTCTTTTATGCAATCTAATAAAATTATATGCGCATCTTGCCCACTATAGAGTTCATCGCCGATTTTACCCTCGGGGTAGAACACCCCCCACGTGGTTATCGCCGTATAGTCTGATCTTTCGGATTTTAAAAACGCCGTATCGTAACTTTGTATTAAATAATCGCAAGATGGGGGGTTATCTCTAGGCCATTCCATTATCCATTCTTTAGGAATAATCGAAATACCTTCGCCCGTAGGCCGCTGCATATATTGCGCTGCCCATTTAGACGGCGGTATCGACGCTTTAGTCGCTTCTAATTCGTCTAATGACCAAAATTCAGGCCATAACGGCTTACCTGACGGTAATATCGCGGGAAATTCAATAATTTCCCATTCGTCACCACCCTTTTCTTGCGTCATCCGCTTAATTAATTTACCCGTTACGTCCTTTTTAGACCAACGAGTCATTACGATAACGATAGCACCTCCTGGCTGAAGACGCTGACGGGGGCCAGTTTGATACCATTCGTAGGCTTCTTCTAACGCTTTATCAGAAAAAGCATCTTGTTCGGAGTGAGGATCGTCAATAATAAACAAATCAGCACCACGACCCGCGAGTGCACCGCCAATACCCGCCGCATAATACTGACCGCCCTGCGATGTATTCCATTTACCCGCGCTTCGTGAATCAGCTTTTAGTTCGGTAGCCGGAAAGATCTCCGCATATTCTTCGCTTTCAATTAAGTCACGAACCCTGCGTCCAAAATTAACCGCAAGGTCAGCGGTATGCGTAGCTTCAATAATTTTTAATTTAGGACGCTTACCTAATAAGTAAGCTGGGAATAAATACGAAGCAAATTCAGATTTCGTATGTCGCGGAGGCATATTAATTATAAGGCGCTTTGATTCTCCGCTGGCGATTTTATCGAATGCTTCGGCCATCTTTTTGTGGTGCGCACCTGCAATAAACTCTGGCCAAATCGTTTTAACAAAATCGTAAAACGACGCCATAGAACTTTCGCGTTTTTCACGCTTTTCTAATTCCTCTAAGAGAAGGGTAAACTCTTTTGCTTCATCTTTCGACAGATGGGAAAGGTCTACCTCCTTTAACTGTTCAAGTGGAGTGCTCAACGGAGTCTTTGTTGGTTTAGCCTTTCAGAAGATATTTGGCCACCGTTAGCCATCGTTTGTATTTGTTGTTGCGTAGCTGGAACCATCCCCGCATCGGGCATCATTTCCATTTGATCCGCAAGTTGCATACCTACTTGCTGGATTTGTGGATCGGGATCTTGCATCATCCCCATAATTTGCGGGACGCCAAAATAATATACATCGCTAGGCGTGCCTACCGGCCCACCGTCGGCCATACCTTGCGGCAACAAACCTTCTAACCCGCCTTGCTGTTCTAATATTGCCATTAGTTCTTCTTCAGACATATCAGTAGGCATGACGCCTTGTTGCGGCATTCCAGGAATCGGGGGTTGACCGCCTTCGTAATCCATCGCTTTTAACGCTGCTTCTAACCCAGCAACGTCACTACCTTGTACTTCTTCAGGAACGACTTCTTTAACCATCGCGATATTCGGGGCAGACCCTTCAATTAGCGCACGAGTTTGAGCGTTTTCTTCAGCTCTTTTTTGAGCTTTGCGTTGTTGGCTCGCGCCGTATGCGGCTGTGCCCGTTGCGATAACTATTGAGGTAACTACAAATGCCATTATTCAATATCCTTAAAATTATCTACAACAAACATCCGCTCTAATTCTGGTATATCTCGGATATTATCCGGATTTGGATGGACAGTAATAATCGTCGTATTTTCTAAAAAATATAACGCCCGTTTCGTATGTGCA